CACAGGAGCAGGTTATTTTGCTCATGGTGGTAACTGGATACAACTAGCAAACTATACAGATCTATCACCATACCAAACTGTTGGAACACTTGGCACAAACATAGACTTACATTTAAATCAAAGCAATCCAACAGCAGGTTATGTATTAACTTGGAACGGTACGGACTATGCATGGACACTAAATGGTACTGGTACTGGATTAGGTGATGTAGTAGATGATACAACACCACAACTAGGTGGTGATTTAGATGTAAATGGTAAAATTATTACAGCCGCAAGTTTAAATGTAGCACTGAATCCTCCAGTAGGTGGTTTGTTACACTTGGGTCTTGGAACAGCAGATGCCCACAGTGTTATGATGTACGACTTGTACAAATTTCCTAAAGCAACACCAAACACAGGTGACGTGCTAACAGCCGGAACTAATCCAGTTGAACTTGAATGGAGTGCACCTGCAGGCGGCGGTGCTACTAACGTGGCTTCGCTAATAGATGTTGACAGTGTTGACACAGTAGCAAGTGGTGACTTCTTATTGTATGATGGCAGTTCAAGTGAATACAAATTTGTTGCTTTTCAAGATGAAGTAAACCTTTTAATTGACAGCAGAACAGGCAGTTCAGGACATATTGCAACACAATCACAATATGCAGGTAAAATAACAACAGATCCTGCAGACCCAACAGACACTGCACATCATGTATTGGGCAACACAGGTTCACCAAGCATACACACAGCAAGTACAGCATGGTACTATGGTGATGTAGTAAGTGATCCAGCAAATCCAACAACTAGTGTGCTATTAGATGTTGATCAGCAAAGATTTACAGGTAATATTCAAACAACCAATATAAGCCTTGGATCACCTGGTAGTTTTAATTGTCAACCTGGTGCAACTCTTGATTTACAAGGTACAACAATTCACTTTGGTAGTGCAAGTATCGCTGGTGGAAGTGCATTCAATGACACTATCGATAATCACATATGGGCAGGTGGTACAGCACCAACAGACGGATATGTTCTAAGTTGGGACGCTAGTGCTCTTTCAGGTGCAGGAGATTATTCCTGGATTGCACCATCAGGTGGTTCAAGTTACGATCAGTCACTTAACACAACAGACAATGTTCAATTTGATAGTGTTACAACAGATACTATTAATCCATTAGCGGATAGTGTTAATGCAAACGGTACTAATATTTCTATTAAAGCAGGTGAAGCAACTGCACTAAACAGTACAGGTGGTTTTGTTAACATCAACGGTGGTGCAGGTGCATTGCAAGATGGTGATGTTTACATTGCACAAAGTTTACCTTCAGGATTAGGTAATAATCTTGTAATGGGTAATGGTACTAATGATGCATTGCTTAACTTTAATAACATTACAATTAGCGGATCGCCAACATTTAGTAACAACGTTACAATGGCGGCAGGTGTACAAGAAAGATATGTACCATTAGTTGGACAAGGTCCTGGTAATGTGCCATACGATGCGGCATTTGGACAAGTTATGATTCATGACACACCAACTGCTGATCATGTTGCAGATATTGTTAACTTACTAATAAGTCCACAAAGTGCAACCAATGTTACTATTATGCTTAAAAACGGTCCGGCACCAACAATTATTCAGAGCGTACTATTCAATGGTACTGCTCCTGCTAGTTTCCAATGGCAAGGTGGTACACCTCCAACAGGAAATGCAAATGCAACAGATGTATACTCATTTACAGTATATGACGATGGTTTTGGTGTTAATGTACTTGGACAAATGGTGAGTTTTGCATAATGCCAATATTATCAACAGTAACAGGTAGTTTTACAGCAGGACGTAGAGCAAGTGCTTTTAATACTGCGCCACCTTGGGCACCTACAGACTTAGGCATTAATTTAAGAATATGGCTCAATCCAAGCGATACCTCAACAACCACTTATCAGCCAGGCAGTAACGCATTAACAAGCATCACTGATTCATCAGGGAATACTACAGGCGGTCAACCCCATGTAATTAACATCAACAACACTCCACAACAGGGCACAGAAGACAACAAACAAATTGTTGTGTTTGATCACAGTTCAAATGAATATCTCAGCACAGGTGCTGTTGCAATTGCCTCTCAGGGTAACCATTGGGCCATATTCGCAGGAACCATAACAACGCCGAACAACAGCAAGGATTCAATATGGAGTTTTGATACCACAGAATCACCAGCCAGAGACTATGCTATTAGTTCAGGTAGTTCTAGCCAGTTTGATGGTGAACTGGATCTTGATGGTTTGAGTACAAACAGGATCAGTAGTACAGCAGGTAACTTGATAGAATTTACTGCCCAGACACCTATCCAACCAAATACTAATTTTATGTTATTGTGTTACTTTGATAAATCTCACGGTGAAATTGGTGTTAGAATAAACGGGAGCAACGCCTTCACACCAGAAACAGATTACGACAACCATTTGAAAACCACAGCAGGAATGAACATATTCAGAAACAGAGGCAGTCAATCATACGGCGGTAAAATGTTTGAATTTATAACGGCACAAGGTCAACCTGGCACAGGCGGTGGTGACAAAACTTACATAGAACAAGCAGAAGGTTATATAGCACACAAATGGGGAATGACTAGTCTTTTACCTGCAGGTCACCCATACAAGAATTCAGCACCATAAATATTATGGCTAGACAAATTGAACAATTGATGTTATAATGGAACAATAAAATATGGATTACTTTTACGACGAACAGATAAGACGCTACATTCAACAGTTTATCAGACTGTTTGGAGGATTCAGTGTACGCATGGGCAGAGACTCAAACGGTAACCAAGTGTTTCAAAGAGTTCCTGTACGCTATGGTGATATGAATAGAATGGCGGCGGCAATTATTCGTCAAAACAGCGAAAACACAATCAACACTACACCTTTTATGAGTTCGTATATAACTGGTATGACTATAAAGCCAGACTATAGAGCAAACCCAACACATGTTGAAAAGGTGCGTGTGTATGAACGTAAATATAATCAAACTGATTTAAAATATGAAAATGATGTAGGTGATACCTATACAATCGAACGTCATATGCCAGTGCCATATGATATTACAATGCAGTTAGATATATGGACATCAAACACAGAACAAAAACTACAACTACTAGAACAAATACTTGTACTGTTTAATCCAAGTTTAAACATACACACAAGTGATAACGAATTTGATTGGTCAGCACTTACATATGTTGAACTAACCAACGTACAGTGGAGTATTAGACAAATACCACAAGGCGTTGATGATATTATTGATGTTGCTAGTTTGGAATTTAATTTTCCTGTGCTAATTAATCCTCCGGCAAAAGTACGCAGACAAACTCTTATTCATACTATTATTAATAAACTACAAGAACTAGAAACAGACAGCGGAGAAATGGAACTGTTTGAAGAAGGCATTCCTGTAAGTGCTCCAACGCAATATAATTTAGTAGCACTAGAAGACTATCAAGTACAATTTTTAAATGGTGAAGGAACTATACTTACTAAAAGTGGTGGGCAAGTAGATAACAACGGTAACTTGCTATCGTGGAAAGATATACTAGAACCATTTGGTGAATTAAAAAGTGGTATATCTAATATTAGATTTAAACGTCCTAGTAGTGCAGGTGATCCTTTAGGTTATGCAACAGATGTTATTGGTACTCTACAGTTTCATCCAACACAGGCCAACAAACTTCTTATTACATTAGATTCAAGCAGTTTACCCAACGATACATTGAGTGTAGTAAATGGTATTATTGATCCTACTAAGAGTGGACCAGGAACAGGTGGTATACCTGCCGCGGCAACAGGACAAAGATATCTAATACTAGACAATCTACCAAGCGGAACTAACAGTGCATGGGGCAGTGGTAATACTGCAAAAGTAAATGATATCATTGAGTATAATGGTACACAATGGGTAACTGTATTTGATGCAAGTAATACAACGTCAACACAATTTGTAACAAACGTAAATACAAGTAAACAATATGAATGGGACGGACAGAATAAACAATGGATTGATTCATATGAAGGTGTTTATTCAGTTGGTTTTTGGAGAATATATCTATAATGAAACATGCAAGTGGCGCAGTACTATTAAGCATGAAAACAGGAAATATCTGTTTACAGTTTAGAAGTGATGCAGTGAAGCATAGTAGAACATGGTGTTTTTGGGGAGGTAAAAGCGAACCAGGAGAAAAACCAGTAGACACACTGCTTAGAGAATTAGAAGAAGAAATTGGTTTTGTACCAATGATTGGAAAAATTATTCCGTTACACACATATACAAGTAAAGATGAAAACTTTGAATACCATACATATGTTGTTACAGTTCCAAATGAAATACATCCGCAGGTCAATCATGAAACTGCTGGTTACTGTTGGACAACATTAAATAGTTTTCCTACTCCGCTACACTTTGGTGCTAAAATAGTATTACTGAACAAGAATATTTGTTCTAAGATACAACAGGTGTATGATACGCACAAAGATACACTTATCCTTAATAATTTTGCAAAAAATATAGCAGTAAACAAGTAATATTCTCTGTAACCGTTAAATACATGTGTTATGGTAGAGATTATTAGTTTTCCTAATCTCAGGCATACACACAGACAAAAAATAGACCTGAGACAGGAACCATTTGAGAGAGAAATATACACTAGTTTTTTAAGTTTACACTTAGAAACTACTTCTTATCGCTTCCTGCAACCAGGTATAACCAATCTATATAAACAACATCTAAATCCAGTCGAGTGTTGGTTTTATGAACTACGACACACAATGACATTCTATAACGACAGTACTAGACATCGTTGGATTATAGATCTTTTTCAACAGGATAGTTTTAGAACAGATATAACCACTGCGTGTGAAATAGATATGTATGAGATCTATCAGAAGTGCGAATATTGGGCAGATCGTGCTATAGAACTAAAACTACAACTTAATTCTACTTTTAGATATCCAAAAATGTTTATGGGTAAATTAGAAAAATGGCGCAACTGTTTTAATAGTGCGCCACTTTGGTCTGAATCTGATAGTTTTAAATTCAGTGATTTTATAAATTAGTCTGAAGGTCCTGCACCATGGAATTGATATGCATGGTAAGCACCTGGATTTGATCCTGTGGTTCTGTAGTATTCATTGGCCCACATGTTGTACTGCCCTGATTCATATCCATTATTACTAACACCTGATGCACCTGTAATGTATGGTCTACCTTTATGGTCTCTAGCCATTGTATAACCATATTGAGTATAACCACTGCCGTGAACGTCAGTGAATGTCATACCTGCTGGTTCCCAAGCACGTTTCATTCTACTGTAACCATTGTATTCATCACCTAGATTGTAGTAAGGACTATTGTAATCATTTTGCCAATTATTACTTGATGATGAACTTGAACCATTGTTTGCTCCTAGTTGTCCATTGCCATTGTAACCAGACACCCAAAGGTCGTTGTTTTCATCTAAAACCAATGTACTCCAATATGAAGTTTGTGTTGTACTTGAATAGTTACCATTAGATGAAGTTGTAATGTGTTTAGCACCTCTAGGTCCTAGTACCCAGTGACCTGGCATTTTATATCCATTACCACTTGTAATGTTATAGGTATTGTCTGAGTTTGAACTTAGTCTATAGTATGGACTTCCGCCTACACCATACACTGCCCAATCATCTTTGAATGTCCAATATAGGCCTTTTTCTTGGTCACCAACAAACCAGAAGTTATCAACTCTACCTTGCCACATTTCGCCAGTTAGTCTGCGGAATCTTGAATGATATGTTGTTGAACCACCAGTACCTCTGTTACCATTGATCCAACCATAGTAGTCATAACCTGCACCCCATAGTATGCCGTCGTTGGTTAAAATAACTGTTTGTGATTGTGAATTATCAGCACTAACATGTTGAATCTTTTTAATACCGCCATGCTTTGACCAATCCATTAGCACTTTCATAGGTTGGTTATTGTAGTAGTCATTGCCGTCACCACCAATACCTAGTCCACCGTCGTTGGTGTTACCCCAACCCCATAAGCAACCGTCTTCGTCGATTGCATGCCAGTTACTGCCTGAACCGCCACCAAATCCGTAAACATCTACTATGCGTTTGCCATCAAAGTATCTTTTTGGCATTCTAACTGGTCTAGTAAAGTTACCATAGTGACTAAATCCAATGCTTGGACTTGTTAGATCGTTGCTGTTGCTTGGTGTGTGCTGTGTAAATCCTAGGTTACCATTTCCGTTATAACCCCATAACCAAAGGTATCCGTGTTCGTCTAGACAACAAAAATTGTTTGATCCTGCTGTACCAATTTGTGTACCTGTAGTTATTTTCTTCATTCTTGTGTTGTTGAAGGAATATTGCATTGGATTACCTTCCCAATCAACTGTATCTTCAGCCGCGGCTCTTATCCAATGTCGTCTATTACTGGTGTTACTGTTGCCCAGTTGTCCATGTCCGTTGTATCCAGACATGTAAACTTCACCGTTGTTCATTAACACTGCCGCAGTATTCCATGCTGATGTAATTTGTATTACTCTTGGTGATTTACCATCTGGAGTTGTTAATCTTCCAGTGGCATTTGAATTCCAACTGGCATTGTCTGTAGAATTTAACCAGCCAGTCATTGTAAATCCACCTAGTGCAAAGTGACTTGATCCATTACGAGCATACTTACCGCCTTTACCAGTAGGCATATAATCGCCTTCGTGTCTGTAGTTACCATCTGAACAAATAGCAAATCCAGCGGCATAGTTTGATTCTGCATTGACATTTCCTTCGCCCATGTTATATTTCCAACCTAACGGAGCACGGTTGGCATAACTGACGATTTCATTTCTTTTGTCTGCACCACTTGATGATTCTAAAATCTTTGTCCAGTAGTCTGTTTCTTCTACCCATGTATTGTGTCTACGAGTGCGTTTTGTACACATGTATACTGCACCAGCACTTTTTACCATATCACCTGGTTCGTAGCGTCTCCACATTTCCCAAGTCCAAAGTTCTCTTGAGTTGCTGGGCATGAACAGTGTGAAAAATTTAGTATTATCAGGACGTATAGTTACACGTTTAACAAATGGCTGATCGTTTTGATATTGACTTGTATCAACAAATGAATCAAAACTTGTAACAAATCTGTCCGGTGTATCTAAGATACAACGGTATGTACGATCTTGCCATTGTACAATATCGTTTTTGTAGTACTTGGTTTCAACATGCCATTGACCTTTCCAAGTAATTTTAATCTTAGATATATCGAAAGTCGCCATTGCTTAATCCTTTTAATTAAAATCCGTATTTTGCTTCAATAGCCGCTTTGTCAGTTGTAGTCTGAGCAATAGCCGCTTTAATAGTAGCATCATCTGCTACCACACCAGCCATTAATTCTACCAATGAGTATGATTGTAACAGTGCATTATCAACACCAGCAACTTCCATTTTCATTTCTTCTACTAATGGTTTAATTGCCGCTTTGATAGCATTGTCATCATCATTATCTTGCAGAATATTTACTGCATAATCGCCTTGGCCTTCAGTTACTGTAACGTCTGCATCATCATATGAATACCATGTCTTGTTGTCATATTCACAAAGATATAGAACCGCAGTACTTGGATCTGCCTCGCCGATATCAGGCTGGATGTAGTCAGTATCAAATGGAATATTTGCTACACCAAAAATTTGTTTTGCCATTTTATTTCTCTCCGTTGTTTAATATATTTATCTAGGGTTACCGCCCTGTATCATTGTTCCACCAGGGTTACCATTGTATGCCCATTGATGGTTTCCACACAAGAAATTACTGCCGTTTGTAGAGTAACCACTGTATCCCCAATGATATAAACTTCCTCTATCTGTGATCATATATGGATAAGGTCCAAAATAGTTAGTACTTTGGTATACACCATTGATCCAGAAAAACTTAACTCTTTCACCTGCAGGTCTAAATGTATGGTATGGTTTATATGTTCCATCTTCACCATTCCATGGACTACCTGCTATTGGGTTTGGATTGGTATTATAGTTATCATAACCCTGTGTGAAGAATTCACCTTCGTCTGTTAACCACATTGCCATGTGTGTATTACTGTAAGTACTCATAATCTGTACTTGTCTTAAATTATTAATCTTATCAGCCTGTGACGGCGGTGAAATGTTTGAGTTTGAACCTGTACCAGTACCATAATAACCACCACTACCGTAGCCTGCTACCCATGTAGTACCATCTGATCTTCTAGCAAATGTTGTGTGATAACTGTTCCAATGAATTGGCCAAATATCAACAATATCACCGTTTGGTACTGCTAAACTCTTAACCCAACCTGCTTGGTGATTGGTTGTGTCTGTGCCCATTGCTTGACCATAACCATTATAACCTGAATGCCAAATATATCCATTGCCGTCCAGTATGTAAGCACATGTATTAGTGTTATAACCTGCCACAACAAACACTTTAATACCAGCGTTTGCTACTGGATCCCAACCTGGAATTTTAACTGGTAGGTAGTAGTGATTAGTGTTGTTCTGTCCATGCACACCTGAATTACCTCTACCCCAACACCAAATTTGATCATCTTCTGTTCTGGCAAACATTGTAGAATCGTTATTACCTGTTGCGGCAATGTCAATTACTCTCAATCCATCAAAGTATGACTTTGGAAGATTGAATACTGTTGATGGGTTTTGTCCTGCATAACCTCTAGCACACTGTCCGTATGTATTATAACCCCATGTTACTACTGTACCATCTTCGCATAGTGCTAGACAGGTATGTGTGTTGTCTTCTTGTTGACTATCTGCGGCAATTTTAATAACTTTTTTATCTTCTGGCATTTGGATCCAATGAGTTTGACCTTGGTTATTGTAGTTACCTGCATCTTGTCCTTGGCCACCATAACCCCAGTGCCAAACATTGCCGCCTTCATCTAGTGAATAACCCCAACCATAACCGTATTCAATTTGAATCATACCAGGGCGTGTATCACTGTGATGTCTATCGTTTCGTTTGAATTCTTTTCTTTGATAACCTGTTTGCATATTCCATGTATCTGTTTCTTTGTGTGCGTTACCTTGGAATATTACATCTTGCATATAGGTTGGCTGACTGATGTTCAATGAACCACCACCATTTGTTCCCGGACTGGCACTGTAGATACTACCGTCTTTAGTAATTGCAAATTTAGTTCTGTAGTTATTGGTACAACTTAGGTTGGTATGCTTGTATGGCCAACCCATTGGACCCATATCTGGACCCCAAACAATAGCACCTTTTGGTAGATCACCTTGTCCACCTAGTACATCTTGCCAAGAGTTTTTCCAACTACGTTTATCTGCGTTTGCATCAACCAATGTAGAAGTTGCCATAACTGCTACACCTTGATCTGGCGCTGTGTCACCAATGGTATCTTTTAGTGCTTTTTTCAATGATCCTTTGTATGTAACTAGGTCATTGTAGTAATACTGTGTAGTAGAATCCCATTCACCTCTAAAGTTAATTGAGTGTGAAATGTTATCCCAATATTTGTGTCCTGTCCAACCAACGGCCGCTGTTATTGTACCAATGTACATGCCTGAATGGTTTGGACAGTACATATAAAATGTGCTGTTGGTGTTGTCGACATCAATTTCAACTGATCTAAACTGCTTTTCATCATATAAAGATTGATTGCCAAATGTTCCTTGATAAATTGGATATGGAACTTCTTCGCCATTGAGATAGTATCTTACATTTGATGTAATATCATTTGTACCACTGTTGTGTGTCCCACCTTGTGTTGAACTAAACACAATTGGGTGTGTGTAGTTGGAACTATCATTTTGTTGAAATCTGTAGGTATATCCACTAGTTAGTGTTATGCTCTTGTGCTTTTGTCCATCGATCCAGTAAACATTCTGCAACCCTGAGCCATCGTCAGCCACATATACATCAAATGTATCTTTTACGTTTCTACTGCCGTACTGTACACCTTCGTCATGAATACTATCCCAAGAATCTACATCTACTGACTCTTGCTGTGTTGGTTCAACTGTTGTTAAACCTTTGTATCCTTTTGCTAAAAATCCTGGTGCATAAGAATCTGTACCGTCTCCAATTACAGGATTTGTACATATCCACATACCGTTAGCATGTGTTACAACATCATCTTTAACGTATGTTGTACTTGCGTCCCAGTCTCCTATTAAATTAAATTTAACTTTACCTAGATCGATTATTGCCATTTTATATACCTTCTCAAATATTTATCCAATTGGAATTATATCGGCTGTATTGTTACCATACCCACCGCTGGTAGCGTTTCGCCAATCCTCATAGTGGGCATTCATTCCACTACCTGCATATCCTGTATAGTAGTATCTGTTATTTTTGTCCTTAAAGCCACAACCCCAATATATACTAGTATTGTAACCCTTTGGCATTACTTGGTCAACGTTGCCTTGCATACCTGCAGGTAGACTTGGCATTTGGAACCAACCGTTTAGGGCTCTGTGTTCAATGCCATTGTACCATTGTTGGTCATTTACATAATTGGATTCATAACCATGACTTCCGCATCCAAAACTGTTACGCCCTGTATGGAAAACGTTTCCATCTTCAGTTAGTACCCATGTATTGTGATTGTTGGCTTGACTCATTCCACCAACCCACTTGACATTAGTAATGCTGGTCAATTGACCGTGAATGTCAACTTGACATTCAACCAGTGATGTTTGGTTTGATGAGTTTCCAATTCCTAATTGATAGTTATTGTTGTTACCAATTGATTCTAATTTTGTTCCGTCATATACAAAGAAACTTTGATACTGACCATTGCCTGTAAACCAAATATTTTCTGCTGATCCTAGTGGTCCTGCACCAGGTCCGTTTGCTACTTGTGTCCATGCATTCTGTTGGTTAGTGTTACCACTCATATTCCAACCGTAACTGTTATAACCTGTTGTGTAAATTCTTTTCTTGCTGGTTAAGATAGCGGCTCTACCGTATGATCCATATTCATCTGCTACAATTTTTGTAATAGTACCTGCGTTTGATGAATCAAATACAGTAGCAGTAACTTCTGTTGGTACGTTTCTGTTGCTTGTGTTACCAAGACCTAGTTGCCCATAACCGTTGTATCCCCATGTCCAAAACTTGCCATCTTCTGTAACTGCATAACAACTTGCGTACTGTGTGCCACATGTCCAAAATGCTTCTACTTTAGAACCGCCAAAGCGTGTTGTTTTATCAAGTTTTGTAGGTTGATTTCTGTTTGAAGTATCAGCATGTCCTAGTTGTCCGTAACCATTGTAACCCCATGACCATAATTCGCCATCTTCGTCTAGTGCATAAACACTGTGAGCATTGTTGTCATATCCATGACTGTTTGTAACCCATGCTCTAACAATTCTTGTATCTCGAAGTGTATGAACACTTGTGTTGGTTGCAAGATAAACATTTTGATACGAACCACCACATCTAGTTGCATATGATCTGTTTGAAGTTGAAGCATCACCGTTTTGTCCGTGACCTCCATAACCCCAGTGATAAACTTCACCGTTGTTGAATACTGCCATACCAGTTTGGTATCCACCAATCAACTGAATACATTTTGGTTCTTTTCCATCTGGTGTTGAGTGTACTCCTGTACCACCATTGTCTGTTGATCTATACCAATCTAGGAAAGCAAATGGAATACTACTTAAAATAAACATAGAGCCTCTATTGAAACCGTTTTGTCCATTTGAGTTTGATCCGTTTGATTTAATGTTACCGTTGCCATCAATAAATGCATTCCAGTCAACAAATTGACCTCTAGCATAGTTGTCACCTTTTTGATAGTATGGATTATTATCAAACACCATACCACCGTTATAGTTAACTAAATGAATACATTCGTTTTCTTTACCTGTGTATACTGCTGTTTCGCCTACGTTGGTAGTAACATTGTTGTTTATAATAGTTGAGTCATCAAAGTCGTGTTCACTACTAATCTTGTGCCAATTTGAATTGTTGTTCCATGGCTGACTTGCAACTGTTCCGTCGGCGGTGACGTCTGCAACTGCTAGATATGTAGCACTTGTTCTTATGTCTTGATCTATTTCTGTTTTTTGGTTAGCAATTGGAATGTTCTTTACTAGTACAACATCTCCTTTAAAATATGCTGTTCCGTTTGTATTATCATAATCACCCATATATTTGAATGAATCTCTAAACAGTTTCCAGTTACTTGGATTTGCATTTGGCCAAGTTCCTGCAACTGCATCAACAATACAAATATAATCTTTGTTTCTGTATGTGACAACGTCATCTACTATATAACCTTGAGTATTGTCATACTCTCCTTTGAGGTTAAAATATAGATTACCTATTGTTGTATTTGTTACCGCCATTGTTTTTCCTCATCTATTATACGTTAATCAGCAAGTGTCCGGTTGTATTGTTCAATGTCATTGATACTGCTTGTGTTTCTAAGAAAAAGTCTTCTGCACTTGTAGTATCTGTTGTTTGTGAACCTTCGTTGTATGTTGTTTCTTCAACATATGTCAACACTCCGTTGATATTCTTAATCATTTGTACTGCTGGTGTAGATACTTGATCTACATATTCTTTGTTTGCTACATCATTTGCTACTGTTGGCGCTGTAGCAATTTGAGTTTGTGCATCTAAATTAATTATACCTGCGCCTTGTGTTGCAAGATGTAAGTTAATGTCTCCTACACCAGTTGAATTAATTTGGTTTGTAGCAATACTAATATTCGCAACTGCCAATTCGTTAACAGCAAGGTTGTTTTCACCACCACCTAACTGTGTGTCAACGTATGACTTGATTGCTTTCTCTGTTACAAGAACATTATCGCTGTTTCCTTGTAGTGTACCGTCAGTACTGAATTCTGTAATTGTTGCACCAAACGAACCAAGTGCTACACTACCCAATGATAGTTCTTGTAGACCTGACAAGTCAAATGCATCAGCGTTCAATGTTGCTTTACCAGTTGCCTGTTCAACTTGGAACAATCCACCAACCTTAAAGTTACCATCTTGGTCAGTACTTGTAAAGAACACTCTACCTCTGTCAAATTCTTTAACTTCTCTATCTGCATTTGGTGATTGAGCCGCATTGCCTGGATAGTTAGTATCTGTAAATCCACCTGTACCAATGTCTAGGAAGTCATGTCCTGTTACACGACAACTTGAATAGTTTTCTCTAAATTCAATTGAATCACCATGTGGTGGAGCAAGTGTTTTTGTAATATTTGGTGAAACTATCAGTTGTGCAGTTTGTGAAACTGAGTCATATCCAATCACATTTGATACAATGTAACTTGTGTTTGGATCACTAGCAAACTGTAATATTGTTCCGCCTTTTGGTTCTTGTGGTAAAGATGTAACCACCATTGAATTACCAACTTGTAAAATATCAGCATAACCATCACCAGTTACTGTTCCTGATGTTGTATTCTGTACATAATTGGTACCTGCTGTAGCAATTGTTGTTTGACTTATAACACCGTCGCCAATAAATGCTGTTAGGTTTGCTGTTACTGTTGCATTAGGATCTGTAATTGTTAGTGCTGGAGCACTTGAATATCCTTCACCACCATCAAGTATTAAGATTTTTTCAATTTTACTAGATGTAACTTTTGCTCTAGCAAGTGCAGTTCTTGTTGGAGTACCACCACCTGTAAATTCAACTCTTGGTTCAATTTCATATTTGGTGCTTGTGTCTAATGCCGCTTCTACTGCGTTTGGACCATATACGTCCCAACCTGGAGATCCTGCTTCATTAACAATTGTTGCTACACGAGTTGAGCCTGTGTAGTCTGAAATAATACCTGTTTGTCCCCAACCAGTACCATCAACAATAGTAATTCTCATACCATTGTAATAATCGTCTGTGTTAGTTTCACTTAATGCTAGTGTAATTGCAGTTGTAGTACCTGTTTGTGCATTTGATGATGTAGTAATATAGTTGTCACCTACTGAAGTAACATCAACATGTTTTACTGCACCGTCTGCAAATACAGGAGTAACACTTGCACCGCCACCAGCACCTGAAATGCTTATTGTTGCACTTGTGTATTGTTCACCTGCATATTCAAATTCTACTCTTGCAACACCTTTGTCACTAACTAGAACACGACCAATTTGTGCTTCATTGTTTCTGTTGTTGACTGTTGCATTGTATGGAGTTTCATTTGCATCAACACCAATTGACATTGATCCATATTCACCATATGAGTTGTTTGAGTTCAATGCACGAATTGTTCCGCCATCTTCTGCAAGATAACCAATGTAACAATAGTATGTAAACACTGACACAATCTCTGAACGTCCGTTGTTTGTTACCCAAACACCAATACCGTCTGAAATAATTTGTGTAAAGTCGTTTGCTAGTATTGAGTGATATCCACCTGTTTGTACTGCGCCGTCTACCTTAATACCCACACAACCTGTACCAAAGTTTGAACAGTTTTGGATATATGGTGATTGTGATGTAATTGATCCTGCTGGATCTAAACTAAAGATAACACCACCTACTGGTCTTGAAATTCCGTTTGCATCTGGTGCGCCTAGCGTACCTACCATATTTTGGAAACTCATTCCTCTTACAGTAGTTGCATTGTTCATTAAGAACATTGTTGTTTCGTTGTTTGGAGTTACGCCATCATCACTTAAACCTGCTTTTGGATTAACTCTCACTGAACGCATTTCGTCACCAACTAATGCTGTATTAGCAGGAACAATAATTGGAAGTTGCTCTTCGTATGTTCCTGTTTTTACAAAAATCGTTTTATTGCCTGATACACTTGATGTATTGTCACATGCAAATCTAATACTTGCATATGCTCTGTCTGGTGAAGTACCTCTACCAGGTGCTGTATCATCAACACCGTTAGGAGCAACATACCAAATGTTATCTAGTACAGTACCACCTGCATATGCCCATTCAACATCAGTACCGTTTGAACGAAGAACTTGTCCTTCTGTACCAATTGGTAGTCTTACGTTTTGTGTAGCATTTCTAGTTAAGATATCACCTTGTGATGTAAGTACAAAGTTTGAATCACCCTCTGAAAGTAGATCCCAGTAATCACCGTTTGTATCTAGATCTGGTCTATTGTCTACAGTGTTTGAAGTGTGTAATACTTTTGCTCTGTATGCACTTGAACCAAAGTTAAGTGAGTCACCTGGTGCATATTCTGTTGCATCTGTCCATGTATCATTCCAACGGAAACCTTCTGTTACTAGTTCCCAATATGTATCTGGATCGTTTGCTGTAGGCTTGTTGCCTTGTGTATCAATTTTTGCTGTATAACTATGTCCACCAAAACGTATTAGGTCACCTGGTGAATATGCAGTTGCATTATCATAGTATCCTTTTGTTTTAAACCCTGTGCTTAAAACTTCCCAATCTGCTGTATTGTTATATGGAATAACATTTAAGTTCTGTCTAACAGCAACATAGTTGTAACCACCGTATGTTACAATGTCGCCTTGTTGATACTGTGTAGTTCCATTCCAAGAATCTTCAAATTCGAGACCTGAGGCAAATACGTCCCACTTTGTTTCATCTAGGTTTGCTGGAGCAGTATGATCTTCTGTACAAATATAAGTTGTTGCACCGTATTTTACAACGTCATTGTTTTTATATGCTGTACCACCTGTGTACACGCCTTTCCAATCAAATCCGCTGTTATACTGTGTCCACTTACTTTCGTCATCGTATAAACTTGCTTGTGATGTGTGGCCTGTGTTACAAACGTATGTAATACCACCCCACTTTACAATATCATCTACTTTGTAAAGTGTAGCAGTTGCCCACTCACCTTTGAATTCAGTACCAGCAGTAATTTTACTCCACTTTGCAGTGTCTGTATAAAAATCTGCTGAACTTGTATGATTATCAATACATGCAAAAGCGTTACCGCCATATCTGACGATATCATCTTTGATGTAGTCATATGCAGTTTGCCATTCACCTAAGAATGTAAACTTTAATCTGCCTAGTACAAAATCTACCATTTTTGCTCCGCCTCAGTGTTATTATATTGTATTTATGCCGGACCAGTGTGCGTATAGTCTCTATTGTATCGAGCAACTAGATATCCTCTGCTGTTGATAAAATAGAATAATTTATTATTATCAAAGCGTGTTTGCTCGTACTTTCTATTAACACTCTGTGTTTGCCACTGTTCTCTTCCCGGCTCAACGAAACCTTCTTGAACTGCGTTCATTGGTGTTCCGTCATCTAATTTCCCATTTAGCAACTGCTCTAAGCCATTAACAAATATGCCTTCACCGTTTGCTAGTTCTACGCTTTCGTTTGAATCCCATTTGACTTTGGTATATTTCAGTAATCCGTCAGCATCTCTGTCCAAGGAATGCATAGCGAATTCAGCACTAATACCGCCGCCGCCTGAGCCTCCTCCGCCACCAATTACTTGACCACCATCTACAGCAATAAAGCCACTTAATGGCTCACCCTGCACACCTGATACGTCTTGAATTGCAATAACATCACCTGCTTGTGGAGGATTAGTAAATGTAAGGACTGTACCATATCTTGTATAGTTTACTGTTTCAACTTGTGTTACATTGTCAACAGTAAGAATAATTGGCTGTCCTGAGAATTGATTTTGTATTGTATAACTGTTTGCACCTGTGCTTACGATAGTTTGTACTGCCATGTTCTACTCCTTAATCTACCACTGCCCAAAAATTACTGTTCCAAACAAAGCGAATTTCTTTGTTGTTAGTATCAAAACTAACATCTGTAATTGTTTGATCAACTACTGTGTTACCGTTGCCTCTAATCAAAATAGCATTAACATCTTTATCACCACCAGCATCTGCTACTGCCACAGTATCACCTGTACTTGGTGATGCAGGTAGTGCTAGTACTACTGGTCCATTAGAAGTATCAACTGCAATACGATCGTTTGCTTCAATGCTGTAGTCTCTATCAATATACTTGTAGTCTACTTCTTTTCGATCTATTGTAACGTTTGGATCTATGCGAATTAATGGCATTTAGTAACCTCTCTACTATGTGTATTTATCAAATAGCGAGAAAAGGGAGCCGTATATTAATCGTCTATTTTTCTGATTGTGAACTGAAAATGGGAGGCTAATTCGTCTTTGTGTTGCTGTAGTAGATCACCTAGACTAGATTCTATCCAAGTGATTGCTTGATCTTTAGTAACACTATCTATAGCAATAAAGTCACTTTCGCTATTGAAAGTTAAACTAGTTGATATTTCTTTAGTTTTGCTTACTGTACCTTCTGTGGCTTCTAGATCTGCGTCTATCATAAACACAACATCTGTTTGGCCATACATATTTTTGTATGCTTTTAGTTCAATATTTTTCCATGCATATGTAATTGCCATAATTATACCCTACTCATTTCCCAACCGTAACAGGCCCAGCCGCCTAGCGATCCGCTATTGCCATTTGTACTGTTGTCCTTGAACCAAATTCTATAGTGTGTGTATGGAGTATTATTATTGTATAGGAAAGTAATTACTGAAGATTCGCTTATACCACTACCACCGCCTCCACCGTTTTGATTGGAGTAATAACTTCCTGTAGGCTGAAATGGAATACTGGTCCAGTTTCCTGTATTATAAAATGTTCCACTTGTGTTTGCATCATTGGAACCTTGCAATTCATAGTTTCCAAAACTGTTGCCGTGAATACAAAATCTTAGTTTGTTTACTGCTTTACCACCAGGATATTGATTGCCAATATAAACTGCAATATAGGCTGGCCAATCATTTGGTGCACCTTCGTGTCCGTCATGCCAACCAAAGCCAGCACCAAGGTTGTTAGGTCCATTATCTGTTGCACCTGTGAAACTTGCTGTTTCTGTTCTAATACCTGCTTCAGTAACATTTATTCCGCTGTGTGGCATAGCCGTTGTTAGTAGACTGCCAAATGGACTAAGGTCAACGCTTACGTCACCCCAACTAGTACCATTGTAAAATCTCAAAGCATTACCTGTTGAATTAAAATATATTCCACCACTTGCTAAATTTGTAGTTGGGTCTGTAGCACTGGTTGGAATTATAATTTGATCATTGAATGTTGCCAGTTGTTGAGTAGCACCTTGGTCTCCATAAAACTTATGTGATGATGCCCAATAGTTTAAATTTACGTTAGCATTTCCTGCATCGTTATCTGCAGAAAGTATAACCTGGCTGTTGTTTGAATCAACTTTAAGATTTTGATCAGTACCAACATTTATATCAATATTTCCTGTGACATCAACACCATCTGCTGTTGTTTCAAGCCTTTTAATATTGTCGTGATACAGTTCAACTGCTCCATTGTAAATGCCTTTGACATAGGTTTCAGTATTACTGTCACTACCAAGAATAACATTGTTATCACTTTGCAGATAAAGATTGCCAGTTCCGGTTTCTCTTACAATTGAATGGCCGCCATTGTGGAATATCTTTAAATCATCGTCTGCACCAAATCCTGCATAGTTGGCACTTACACTTCCATCAGGTAGTAATAACTTGCCTGTAACACTTACACCATCATATGTAACTCTAAAACGTTCTGCTAGTGTTGTACTATCAAATGTTTCAAATATAAGTTGATTTGCATTGCCATTGGTACCTTCAAATTTAATATTTGCACCTTCTGCACCTGCTTGACCTAACCATTTAATACTAGGTACGTTTGCGTTATTAAGTCTTTTAAGTGTTATGCTAGGTTCTATAGTTTCTAGTTCTATGTTTATACCATGAAAGTGACCATTAATATCAATGTTACCATTACCAACAATATTTTTAGCGTTAAGGTCTAAATCGCCTCCTAGTTGTGGTGAAGTATCATCTAC